TACAGGATTAGCATTACCGCTTGAGTCAGTAACGTTCATAGACACTGTTTTACGCCATCTAGCTGGTTTTTGTACGATGTTTTGTCCAGCAACAAAAGTAAATTCAGCAACAGTTAAGTTACCTAAAAATTTAATATCTGTGGCCAATTGTTGTTCAGCCAACATAATAAATGTAGGTATGTTATTAACAGTTACTGGATCGGTTCTTTCAAGCCAATCTATAATATTTTGAGTCAAGCTGTCGTAGGTCATTGCGACTGCGGTTGTCATACTCTAGTCCTTTAAAAATAATTCTTTTTCTGCTTCTCTTCTTTCGACTAACCCATCTAGACTTGTATGACCTACGAAATGAAATTTAACCATTTCCGCAACTACTTCTTCTGGATCGTCGCCACCATTAATGCATGGTGCTACATATTTCTTAAATGATTCCACGCCCAAATTGAAAGCCCAGCAAACACAAGCATCAAACTGATTTTGGGTAACAGGCACAGTAATGCACATGTCAACTCCTCGCTCAATCCTAGCAATGTCTTGAAGAAGTAAACCATCTACTTCAGCTTGAGTAAAGCGTTTATCAAGTATTGAAGGCAAAGACTTACCGTCCCCAATAAGGTGACCGTAACCCACAGTCCAAAGACCGCCAGCATCACGATAAGGATTATAACGGCATCCTTCAAATCGTTTGATAATATCAATAGCAGCATTAGACGCTTTCATTATTGTGGTTCAGTATCTTTTTTCATCATTACTGCTGCGCCATGTGCGCCTGCAATAACACCAATTGCTTGTGCAAAATCTTTAATACCAAAAATGTTGCCATGCCATGCATTGTATGCAGCACCGCAAATTACTACTAATGTAGTAACTAACCATGACCAACGCGCAATATCATGCGTTTGATTGTCTTTGCCAGTAACTAAATGTTTTAGTATCTGTATCATTTAATCTTCTTTTGCGAATTAGCCCAGTCTTGTAAACAATCTAATCTGTCTACAGCTGTGTAATAAGCACTATAGTTATCAACAATAATTCCTTCAGCATTTGATAGCTTTCCATCTTCTAATAATTTTAAAGATGGCGCAGGAATCATACAATTACTTGGCGGTTCTGGAAACTCCGCTTTCAACTGAGTCGTTGTGCAACCTGACAAAAGAAGCAGGAAGCTCGCAATCGCTATCATCTTTACTGTTAATTTGTCTTTTAAGCTCATCGTTTTTTTGTTGTATCGTCGTAATTTGTTTTGCATATTTATTCTTTATATTTTTGGTTACTATTACTTGTTGAGCGGTAACCTTCTCTAATTTATGTTCGTAATTAAGGACAACATCTTGTCGGCCTTTTAAATACGCACCAAAAGCAAATACCATAATAGTTATAAGTCGCAATGGCAGTCTATACATGTAAGGAATATCTTGCACAGACTCCATAACAACTTCAAGAAATAATGTAAATATTGCTAAACACATTATTCCTATAGGTAACCATGTTGGAATAACTTTTAAAAAAGCATCTAATGTAGACCAATCAGTTGTGGCTATATCGTATGCCCATTTAACAGCAGTCCAAGTTAAACTCATAATAATAGCAACCGCAATTACTTTGCAGTTGTGTCTGTAGCGTCAGCTTTAGCTTGCGCTTCTTCTTTTACAATTTCGTTATTAACTAAAGTATCTAGCTTAAATGCTAAAACTTGAGCTTCATCTAAGAAAGCTTCAACCCAACGTACTAATACTCTAAAGCTAAATAATAATGCTTCAACAATAAAATCTTTTAATTCTAATAATTTTTGTTTCATATTATCCCTTATTGATTAAACGTTTTTAAATAACACATTACCCAATCATTTTTAATGCATGATTGAGCATCCATAATACTCATTTGCCCTTTGCATATTCTTCTATGCAATTCATTTTCTAACTTGTCTTTATCGTGTGCATTATTTTCACCGCAATAACTTTGTGGCCACAAATTACGACCATCATTTGCACCGCCTAACTCAAGTGATATTAAGTGATCAATCTCATAACCTTCTTTGCATGATGATCTATCGTTACCATTCATGCCGTAATTGTTATACACAGATTTTTTTAATGACTCTGGAACATTACGCACCAATGACGTGGATGTAGTGCATAATTCACGCACTGATACATCTCTTGCAAGTCCTGGTGTTATTTTTGGATTAGGCAATTCACCTGCAAGACCTACAGATGACATAAACAATAATCCAATTAAAATTTCGTTCATGGACTACCTTTTAAAACAATGCTAAGTAGTAAGATAATGATGGCACCAGCCGATGCCATCAAAATACTTTCTAATCTTTTAAGCCTTGCATTAATAGCTTCGTAACGTAATGCACATACTTCTTCATGAGTATGCAAGTTATGTTGTACTTCTTCTACGTCGTGCTTTACCATGATTAATCAAAGCCACGAAGTGTCTTCGCTAAGCGTGCGCGTTGACCTATTTTTCCAGATTTTTTAGCAGCTGTATTTAGCTTGCTAGTTGGTATTTTTTTACCTGCTGGTACATGCAACTCTTTACGCAACGCACCTGGGTGTTTAATCGCTTTTTGAATCCACTTCTCTGCCATGATTACTCCTAGTTGTTATGCAGCAGGAGTTACGTCTACAACTTTAGCTTCGTCAGCTGGAGCTGGGTTAGCTGCTTGTTGAGCTGCAACTTGTGGTGCTGCTTGATTTTGTAAATTTGCTACTACTTTAAATACTGCTTCGTACGGTTGTCTGCCTAAAGATGCCAAAATTGTGTTCACCTCTTCAATAGTTAGTTGCAATTCGATCATATAAAATCCTTAAAAAGTTAATAAAATACTGCTTAGGCATTATAACTGATTAAAGCTCTTTTGGATCGAAACCATAAATTTCTGCTATCTTGTATGTATATTTAAGGAAATTTTTATTATGTTTTTCATATTGTTTGCCCTCTAAATACAACAACATATGAACCATTTCATGCAGTAAGGTTCTTGCTACAGTGTCAAAATGCCCATTTCTTGCGGAAGACATTGTAATTTCATGTGGTGACGGCCTATATTGTCCGTATAAATCTGCATCATCTATTACAATCCACTCTATATCGCTTGGGTATGGCATTTTCATCTTATCGAAAGGTGGCAACTTACAAAAGCAACTATACATTGCCTTTAAGTATTCAACCTGTACCAAAGATTTAGTCATGTTATATCAAAGCACTTGAATGGCTACAACGCCACATCCACCTTTATTTCCAATGGTACCTCCACCACCTGCTGATCCCCCACCTCCGCCAATGCCTACAGTAACTGATATGCTTGTTCCAGCTGATGGAGCAGCTCCTTGCCAAGATACATAAGCGCCTGTTCCGCCTACAGCTCCTGTGGTTACGCCACAATTCGTTGTAGTTCCAGGATTACCTCCACCAAAGCCATATATTTGACATAAATTTCCAGTAAACCCATTTATATTTGGATAACCTGGTCCAGTAGAACACCCATAAGCGTAACCTCCTGGTCCATAGCCACCAGATACATTTAAAATTCCACCAGATGCAGTTCCTCCGTATGAAAGCGTAGTGCTTGAACCTATACCTCCAGAACCTCCACCTGCTGTTAATGTAACACCAGACACCACTAATGTTGATGCTGTGCCAGATGATCCATTACCTCCAGCAGGATTGCCACTACCACCACCTCCACCACCCCCACCTATAACTTGAATAGATAGTTGTCTGGCTCCCTTTGGAACAATAAAAGTTCCAGATGTTGTGATTAATGTAGTTTTAGACCTAAAGGCACCAAAGCCTTCAGCCTTTAACGAACCTGATCCAGATGTTATGGTTGTTGACATTATGCAAACTTAGTTTGTGTAGCAAGTACTGTGTAAGTAGCACTTGCTATTTTAGTAATAGCAAATGTATACACATCAATTGATGATGCGTCACCAGAGCTAGGAGCTAATCCGTTTAACCATTTTGGAGTTACACCTGTTCCATCAATTTGAAATGTTGTTTGGTAATACGCAGTAGATCCGTTTGTAACCATTAAAGTTACAGTTCTAGTTTCACCAACAGCCATTAAGCTATTAAGTGTTGATGAATTACTTGCTGCAATATTAAGCGTCCAGTTAGCTGATGCGTTACCTGTGTAATATAAAACTGATTGAGTATTAACATACAAGTTTATTGTTCCACTTGCTCCGCCAGTATTGACTGTTGTTGTTTCTCCTAAAGTAGTTACACCTGAGGATGCAAGTCCTGGTGCATTTACGCCTAAAGATCCGTCCAATGTTAAAGCCATAATAATTCCTTTATATAATTCCGTTAGTTACTGTAAAGTTTTGAAATGCTCCACCAGTTTGGTAGTCACCTGAAATTCCAACATAATTACCTTGAATAGCATTTG